CCCATAGTCTCAGCATAATATAACCATGTATCCATTTCCCATTCATCTGGTACTTTAGAAATATCTAATTCGTAAATTGGACCTTTATATTTATTAAATAATGTTTCCAATTTATTCATATAAACATTATATAAGTATTGATAAGACTCAATTCTACCCATCAATGACTTACCATAATCAGAACCAACATAACCTAAGAAACACTTAGATTTATTATCGTAATTACGCATTTGTACTTTACGAGGTTGTAATTTAAAGTATATATGGTCCGCAATCTTAACTCCCTCATACGCTTCATTAACCCATATCCATCTGATAGTTTCACCAGCATCTTTATCTATTTTATAATATTCAGATACAGTCTTTTCATCTTCATCACCATTTTCATCAAAGAATGTAACTATACCTATTTTTTTACGACCCATCCATCTACCGCGAACAACCCTAACATTACCTTGCATATCATAAGGTAATCCAAGTTTAAAATTGGTATTATTAAAATCGTTTATGTCTGTAAATCCTGGCCCATTACCAAAGTCTAGGTTTGAGAAGATTTGAGGAAGTTTATGTGAGTATCCTAGATTTCCAGGATGATTACCTTTGCCAGTACGCCACTGTCCCTTTTCTAATGACTCTAAATCTTCTGGAGATATATCATCATAGAAAGCATCTATAATTTTACCAACTGATTCATAAGTAATTTCTATAATAGCTTCTGAATCTTCAACTAGTTCTGAATCACCTTTCTTTATTAAGAATACATTACGAGGGTCACACGCTTTAAGAATAGGTTCATTACCTTCAATATCAATACGATATATTTCTCTAGCTCCAACAAGAGCATTTCTAAACCCTTTATTAAATTGATATGGTACTACATAATTTCTTACAAGATAAGTAAGTATTTTAGTAGCAGTAGTCTCATTTATATCTTTATACTTATATTTAGCAAATCTAGCATATTCTTTAATCTTCTGTTCAAGTTCCTTCTCGTCAGTAGTTTCTTTCTTAAACTCATCTACTGCTATAGTCAAGAACATATCAAATAATACTGAAGTATCTTTACTTTCAGAATTAGCATTCATTGACCTAACAGTCCAATCGAATCTACGCTTAGCTTCTTCTCCAACTAATAAATCTATTTTAGGAACAACTATAGGGAAATTCTTTACAGACGATGGCGAAGTATTCCCATTCAATCCCATTGGATTAAACACCTTCTCCATTTCATTTTGGTCAATTTCTCCATTATCCATATTGAAGTGAACAATCATTTTTCTATGAATCTCTTGCTCATAATATAATGCTTGGTACTCATATGCATCCATACAGTCCTTAAACCATTGTTTATCATCTGAATATTTCTCGCTAGTTGACTTCTTTTGTGGAGGAGTCATTAATGTATCTTTACTAAACATAGTTCCGTTTTAAGTTTGCAAACTTACATAAAATAATTGGATTATGCAAATTGTATTGAATTCGTATAGACTTTATCGTAATTTATTTAAATCAGCTTGAGCATATCCACCATATAGATTTCTATTATTTCCACCAAATGGTCTTGACCATAATGGGTCACTTGCCTTAGACTTAACACTTTGAGTTTTAGAGACATCAGTAATCCTTTTCCTATCAGCTCGTATTATCATCAATAATATCAATGATGATATTCTATCACAGTTTAATTGAGGGGAATAACTAATAAGTTCTCTTAATAGTTGTGGTCCTTGTAGGGTATCCATAACTCTAGTTCCTTCTGGTTTATCGTAAGCAGGTGATTCTATCCATGATAATATTTCATTAATACCATAATTTATAATTGGACTACCATTAGCATTGCCACCAACACGAGTACCTTTACTTTTATTACCAACTCCAGCTTTGCCTCCAATTGATTTATCAGATAATATCTCTGGTGTATCACAAAATAAATGTAAACTATTCTTATTTAAGAAGTGAGCATAACAACCCTTTAAGTTACTTTCATAATTACATAAAGCATTAAAATATATAAATAATCTTCTGGCTTGTTCGTAATAATCAGCAGCCAAATAAGTTCTAGCAGTATATTCAGCCACAATTCTATCAGTCCAAGAATCCATTATAAAGATTGATTGTAATGATTGTGAAGTATCATCATTGCCATCTACATCAATCGGGTCCCAACTAGCCAAATATCTACCATAAGGAATATCTCCATTACCATTCTTCTTTGGTAGTTCATATACCTCTATAGGCGCATCCATGTCAATACCTTTTTTAATAGGGAAATCACGGATAACTTTCTTATCAGATAGCTTAGGGAATACTTTTCCATCAACCATAATCATCTCATACTTATATGATTGATTAAATATCGTAGGATTAGATTCTATTGTTTGCAACCTAACCCTTAAATCTTCTACTGGAAAGAAATTTCCATCAATAGTCATAAAGACTTCAGAAGGGGTTAATGGTTGGTTAATTATTGTTGTAAGAATTTTTACTTTATTATTAGACCTTCTTGCAGATTCTCTAGCATCTTCTATTGATTTAACAGCCCTAGCTTCATTTGATATTAAATTAGGCCCTTCTTTGAAGTCGTTCTGTCCCCTAGATGCTGGAACAAAGTAACCTATCTTTCCTTTATTTTCCCAGACATCATCAAACGATAAACAGTTATAATTTTCTGGGTCATAGAATATCTGCTTTAGCCACAATGCTGTTCCAGTAGTAGTATAGCCACCAGTTCCCAACATGTATATCGGCAAATATTTATTAGTCTGAACATTACCTTGTGTAGCCTCAACTGCCCCAAGAACCTCCTGTATGGTACTAAGAAAACCTACCTCTTCAAGAAAACATCTAGTGGGGCGAGTACCATTTGCTGCAAGTGGATTATCCATAAAGGTTCTATGAATTATTGAACTTCCAGACAAAGTGTCATGTATTGGAGATTTAGCACCAGCTTCCCAACTTCCAGCTAGTTCTGGTAGTAATGGACTTGGGAAATGCTTATCTTCTCCATTTAATCTGATATTAATTTCTCCTGGCAAATGTTCTAACGAGAACTTTACCTTACTTATTAAATCATTACTATATTTAGATTCTATTGCAGCTACTAGAGTCTGTGATACAGATACTGGCCTATTATCACTCCTACCTTTTAAATACTCATCATAAAATCTTGCTCCATCTGTAAGTATGCTATGTTGGATACAACTACTTGCCCAGTATGATTTTCCAGTGTTATGCTCTACGCTAAAGTCCTCTAATAGAAACTCATTATCAACATCTACCTCTATTCCATAGAATTCTCCAACTCCATAATCTTCTATTTTAAAAGATGACGTATGCATTGATACTCTATGGTCTACTTTTTCAACTTGCTTTCTATGCAGTTTGGTTGGTATTCTTGATAGGTCTCCATTGATTCTAACTATGTACATATCCTTATTTCCTTCTCTTTTACGGATAGTCATACTAGCTATTAACCCAAGACTTCTACACAAAAATAAATATCCTCTTGCTAAAGATTCATGTATCCCAGTAGTTATAACAATGTGTTTTCTAGCAACATCATAACTTCCATCTCCATCAATTATCCCAGCAAGTAAGTCTAATCTATTCTGTTCTGATGAAAATAAGAAGTCATTTGGTACATATTTTAATGGAGTATAATTAGTTTTATAAACCAAATCATACGACTTAAATAATTCTCTAAAATTATCATCACTATAGTAAAATTCTCTTGCCTCTTTACTATTGTCGTGTGCCTCAGTAATTGATACTTTACATTTTATATTGTTTTCTAATGCGAACTTCTCAAGATAATCCCATAAAACCTCATCGGTTATTTTTATAGAAGTACAATTACTACGGCCATCTGCCAACCATAAACCAAAGTAATATGGGTCTATTGTTGGAACGGTTTCTTTCTCAAAGCTATAAACTATATCTTTTTTATACCTATAGAACGCATCAGTAAAATATGGCATATGCTGTCTATCTTTTAGATAACTTACTTTAAATGAAGTCTCTTCAGTTTTGTAAGTACCTTTTAATCTCTTCTTATTTTCATACTTACCATTTATATGTATTCTGTTTATAACTGATAAGTTGTGATTATTAGTAACAATAACATCATCAAAGCTTTTTTGGGAATGCTTTATTATTGATAGATTATTAACACCATTGTGTGCATGTAAAACATTCCTATAAGTACTATCTTTGCCCATTAATTTATCTCCAACGACCACGTCTTCAATATTTTTAATAGTTCCGTCATACATTAGAATCTTAGTCCCCTTGGCCGAGCACGCTCTTGACTCCATATCTATCACGTTCTTAGCGGTATTAAGATATATTGCATGACCAAAACTACTAGACATATCAGTTCTCCAGAAATATGTTCTAGCGTCCCAATATTTCTTAAACTCACCATCTTTAGTGAAGATAGAGTAATAGTTTCTATCAATTCTATTGCCGGACTTATCTGTACAAAAATCTCTATATACTTCCTCTTTAGTTTCAGTCTGAACATTTCTTAAACATGTATAAACTGGGTCATCTATAAACCCAGAAAAACCACAAGCTTCAGAATATATAAATGCCTTCTCCCATTCTATATCCCTAAACCATGGTTGCCCTATACCTTGCACTTTTCTACCACCACCTAAAAATTGTATAGTAGATAGGTTTACATGGAAATATAATTCTGGTGGACACCAACGACCACCAACCCATTCACCCTCAAATATCTTGCGCTTAACATCACGGAAGAAGTTAATGCGCTCGAAGCGCTGCAAGATGGGGTGGTACTTAGGTATTTCTTTTAGTAGGAAGCTAT